TGGTCACGCCATCTGATGCGCAGATCGAGGCCGCGTACGAGTTAGAGGGCGGCTACGTGCCGGGGAATCCTAGCACCGATAACGGCACCGTGATCCAAGTGGCGCTCGTTGATTGGCTTTCGAATGCGATCGACGGCAACGAGCTCGCAGCCTTCGTCGAGGTCGACGTCAATAACATGCAGGCGATCAAGGAATCTATATTTAGCTGTGGATTTTCTCTAATTGGCTTCAATGTCCCGGCCGATATCGATGAGAATCCCGGCGCCATCTGGGACTATGACCCGAATGGCGATAACTCCATCATCGGCGGCCACTGCGTGATTTGCACCGGCTATCAAGAAAACGGGAATTTGAATTTGATCACCTGGGGGTCGGCAAACTACCAGATGACGCCGGCATTCTGGCAGCACTTCGTCGATGAGGCCTACGCGCTCGCCGATACGGGTTGGATTCAGGCCACCGGCAACACTCCAGGGGGCTTGACCCTCGCGCAATTGGAAGCACTCATGCAGTCGATGCGAGCGCCGCAAGTGGCTCCCATGCGCCGTCATCGTCATCATCGCCGGGTGAAGCGGCGCGCAAAGTCAGTGTAGAATGTCGGGACGCTTCGACGCAGCGACGCGCCGAAACGCCCCTAATCAGAACGGCCCAAGGAGCCGCAATGACTGACATTCATTCTACGCCGCGCATCGCCTTCTGCACCACGTGCCGCGGTAGGGTGCAGCATCTCCGTCAGACCCTTCCTAAAAATATCGCTGACAACGCCGATTACGAGAATTGCGTTTTCGTCGTGCTTCTGTACGCGAGCGGCACGGAAGCCAAACAATACTTGCGAGCAAATCACAGCGCCGATATCGCGAGCGGTCGTCTCGTCGTGTACTCGTACGAAGACGGCGGCCATGCGTTCAAAATGGCCCTCTCGAAGAACATCGCAATGCGGTGCGGAATTCTCGAAGGCGCCGAAATTCTCATCACGCAGGACGCAGATAACTTCACTGGGGCAAGTTTCGCTCACTTCGTGGCGGCAAGTTTCCGCGAACCAGGAATCGTGCCCGGCATCTTCATGTGCCCGAATTACCAGCACATCAAAAGCTTGCCGCACGGCGCGCTGCGTCCGGTGCGCGGCTATGCCGGACGCCTGGCGGTTTGGACTAGCACGTTTGTGAAGATGGGCGGATATGACGAGATTTACGACGTTTGGGGCAGTGAAGACATTGACATGTGCTTCAGACTTCAGAAATCCGGCTATGCCATGCGATATATAGAAAATGCTTACCTGCACGGCATCAATCACAGCGCCGAAGTGCGATTTAAGGAATATCCGCACGCGCAGGTATACGAGAACGAAAACCAAGTCGATATCATCCGGGCCCGCACCGATACGGTAGTGAATCACGGCCGCTTCGGCCTAGGCACCGTGTACCGCAACTTCACACCTAAGCCAATCACGCTCGGCCCAATTCCGACGCGCATCTTCGGCATCGGCATGCAAAAATCCGCCACAACTTCACTGCACGAAGCGTTCAAGATCCTAGGGTTTGACAGCCTACACTGGGGCCAAGGCGAGGCGCCGTTGATATGGCAAGAAATGAATGCGCTTCGCCGCTCACCAACGTTAGAGAAATGGTACGCGCTCTCGGATATGCCGATTCCGCTGTTATACCGCCAGCTTGATGAGGATTACCCAGGGTCGAAATTTATTCTCACCGTGCGCGACGAGGTCGATTGGCTTGCGAGCGTAAAGAAACTCTGGAGCTACGATCACAACCCGACGCGCAAACTTTGGGACGTATACCCCATCTCGAATCAGTTGCACACCGCGCTTTATGGCACGAAGGATTTCGATGCGCTTATTTTTTTGGAGCGCTACCGCCGTCACAATGCGGAAGTACGCGAGTACTTCAAGGATCGGCCGCAGGATCTACTCGTCATGAACATGGATCGAGGCGGCGAGTGGCGCGCGCTGTGCGCATTCTTGGGTAAGCCGGTGCCAAAGGTGGCGTATCCGAGGGCGAATCGGTCGGCGCAGGTAACTGGCATCCATACGTAGAAATAAGCTATAATTTCGGGCAACGCGGTGTTCTCAGGCACCGCGTGCCCTAAGCAACTTTCGATCTAGATGGGAGACCGACATGCCTGCAGCAAAGCCTATCACGCCCGGCGAGAAATTTGGACGCTGGACGGCGCTCGAACAAACCAAAATTCGCACTTATCCGTCTGGGACGAACCTTCGTTTACGCTCCTGTCGCTGCGAATGCGGAACGGTTCAATGGGTTGCCGAAAACAAACTACGCACTGGCCACAGCCGGAGCTGCGGATGTCTTCAGGCCGAAGTCACCGAAAAAAGAAGCCTGAAACATGGAAATAAAAGGAGAAATAAGGAAACAAAAACGTATCGAGCTTGGAATAATATGGTTAACAGATGCACAAACCCGAACGTGTCGCATTACGTAAATTACGGCGGTCGCGGGATAACAGTGTGTGACCGCTGGCTACATAGTTTTGAAAATTTTATAGAGGATATGGGCGAGTCGCCAGAAGGACTGTCGTTGGATAGATTGGACAACGATCGCGGGTATTACCGGGAAAACTGCGCTTGGCGCACACCAATTGAGCAAGCTAGAAATAGACGACCAAGGAGAAAAAAAGAATGAGTATATGGCTACTGTCGCTGCCAGAGAACGAGCGGCCGACGCTCGTATTTGATGACCGTGATCGCGTTGTAGCCGTCTGGCGAAAGCACGGAATCCGGTGCTGCCAGGTCGCGCCAGGGGACTTTTGAAAATCTAGTATATTTGACTTTCTTACAATCGTATGGGATAACGCCCTACAAGAAGCCACCCGGTGTGGCTGATTGATTAGGATTTTTTAGGTCTCACCTTTGCTCCGGTAGCCAAGCGACCTCCGTTAGAGGAGTCGTCCCTTGGCCAACACCAATAGCCCTTTCGGTTTCCGTCAGTACAGCGGCACGGGCTCTGCTCCCACTTACGAGCAAGTCACGTTCGGTAACGCCGGCCTCGTCGGCGGCATCCTCTACAGCTCTGGTGCGATTTACTTCGGCGATCCGGTGGTGCGTTCTGGCTCCGGCGTCTCGACCTTGGTCCAAGCCGCGGGCGCCGCTGGCGGCTCGACGGTCACCATGGCCGGTATCTTCGTCGGCTGCAAATATCTCTCGACCGCGCAAAAGCGCACCGTGTGGTCGAACTACTGGCCAGGCTCTGACGTCACGAGCGCCAACACCGCGACCATTGAGGCGTACGTGATCAATGATCCGAACGCGCAATTTCTGGTGCAATCGGATTCCACAGGCTTGGCGGCCGCAGATGTTGGCGCCAACAATGACTTCAATATCGGCACCGGTTCCACCTCGACTGGAATTTCAGGCGCGTACCTCATTCACGGCGGCGCAACTACTGCGGCATATCCATTTAGATTGCTGAGTCTTTTGTACTTCCCGCCAGGGGCAAACGGTGTCACGACCGGCACTGCCGCCGCTGCGTACAACTACGGAATCGTCGGATTCAACAACGTAGAAACCAAGAACGCGACGGCGAATAACACCTAGGAGCAATGAGAAATGGCCATCAATTTATCTGCCATCAAAGACCTGCTCCTACCGGGCTTGCGCGGCCTGACAGGAAAATACGAACAGATCCCGAAACAATGGGACAAGGTTTTTACTAAGTTTAACAGCAAGTTAGCGCTGGAACGTACAGCCGAGATGAGGTATCTCGGTTTGGCGCAGTTAAAGACCGAAGGCGGTCAAACAGCGTTCGACAACAACGCCGGCGAGCGCTACGTCTATAACCAAGAGCACACCGAAATTGGTTTGGGCTACGCGATCACGCGCAAGGCGATCGATGACAACCTGTACAAGACGCAGTTTCATCCCAGCAACTTAGGGATGATCGAGTCCTTCGCGCAGACGCTGGAGATTTTCGGCGCGAATATTTTCAACACGATCACAACCTACAATGCGGCCGTCAACGGCGATGGCGTCGCACTCTCAAGCACGGCCCACCCGATCGATGGTGGCACGGTCGCGAACACGCCCACCACGCAGGTCGACTTGAACGAGGCGACGCTGCTCAATAGCCAAATCAACATCCGCTACAACTTCAAGGACCAGGCAGGACTGCGCCTCTTCTCGCGCGGCCGCAAGCTAATCATTCCGCCGCAGTTGGAGCCGGTCGCGATTCGCTTGATTAAAACCGAGCTGCGCCCCGGCACCGCGGACAATGATGTGAACGCGATCCTCTCGACCGCTGGAGGCATCCCAGAAGGCTACATGGTCATGGACTTCTTGACCTCCTCTTACGCCTGGTTCCTGCTGACGAACATCGCGGGCTTGGCGTACATGGACAGAATTCCGTTTGAGACGGATATGCAAGTAGACTTTGTAACCGATAACCTTTTAGTCAAGGGCTACATGCGTAACTCTTTTGGATATTTTAATTGGCGTAGTATTTATGCAAATACGCCATCTTCTTAAAGTAATACATGACAAGCACGCTGGCCGCGACTCGACGCCGACGCTGACCGTGGTTCCAAATGAGGACAGCAAATGACCACCTACATCGTCCCGACGAGCGGCACGCCTCTGTACCCGGACATTATTCCTGGGCAGTTGACGCAGACCAACGGTAATCCGCCCTATCCGGCGACCTCGCTTGCGGGTCCGATCTTGGCCGGCACCGTGCAGGTCTCGGATGGCACGAACAATTTGGCGGGCGTCGGCGGTACAACGGGAACCGCGAATCGCGGTTGGGCGACGATGGCGCAGGTGTGCGTCATTACGCAGGCGACGAATACCGGCACTGCGGGGCAGTTCGCGTGTCCGATCGTGATCCCCGCGCAGAGCAAAATCGATTCGATTAAGCTGATGGTAACGACCGCGTGGTCTGGCACCTCTACACAGCTTGGCATTGGCACTGGCGCGAGCGCCACGGCATTAACCATTGCAACTGGCGTCACAACCTCTGGTGCACTTGGGCAAATCACCATCACGCCGGGAACAAATGCCACCGCGATCGGGAATTGG